ATAAGATCAGTCCAGGATCTGCTTCAATGCCAAACTATAAACTTCATAACAAACAAAACAGCACTGCTAGTCAGACGCTCTTTGGATTTCGTAAAGAAGCTGCTGCATGGCAGCGTAAAGAAGGTAAAAACAAGAAAGGTGGATTGAATGAAAAAGGACGCAAATCTTATGAACGCGAGAATCCTGGTTCTGATCTCAAGGCTCCTCAACCTGAAGGGGGTCCTAGAAAGCGATCCTTCTGTGCGAGAATGGGTGGAGTCAAAGGACCGATGAAGAAACCAAATGGAGAACCTACTCGTAAAGCTCTTGCCCTTAGAAAATGGAAATGTTGATTAGGTGATTTATGAGTGACATTTATCTTGGTAATCCTAATCTAAAAAAAGCAAATACCACACAGGAGTTTACCGAAGAGAACATTATTGAGTTCGTTCGGTGCAAAAATGATCCTGTTTATTTTACAGAAAAATATATAAAAATTGTCAACGTGGATGAAGGTCTCGTTGGATTTGAGATGTATCCTTTTCAAAGGAATCTGATCAGAAACTTCCACGCGAACAGATTCAACATCTGTAAGATGCCACGACAGACTGGAAAGTCTACAACTGTGGTGTCGTATCTATTGCACTACGCAATCTTCAATGATAACGTCAACATCGGAATCCTCGCAAACAAAGCAGCTACGGCTCGTGATCTCCTCGGCAGACTACAACTGGCGTACGAGAACTTGCCGAGCTGGATGCAGCAAGGCATCATAGCTTGGAACAAAGGATCTATGGAACTAGAAAATGGTTCTAAGATCATCGCAGCATCAACCTCAGCATCCGCTGTTCGGGGTATGTCATTCAATATTATCTTCTTGGACGAGTTTGCGTTTGTGGCAAACCACTTGGCAGATGATTTCTTTGCGTCGGTATATCCTACAATCTCATCTGGTAAATCCTCTAAAGTAATTATTGTATCTACGCCTCATGGCATGAACCACTTCTACAGGATGTGGCATGACGCTGAGCGTGGTAAGAACGAGTATGTTCCTACTGAAGTGCACTGGTCTGAAGTGCCAGGTAGAGATGCTAAATGGAAAGCACAGACTATTGCTAACACGTCAGAGCAACAGTTTCAGATTGAGTTTGAGTGTGAGTTCCTAGGATCTGTTGATACCCTAATCTCTGCTGCTAAACTAAAATCAATGGTCTTTGAAGACCCGGTAAAGAGAAACGGAAAATTATCAGTTTTTGAAACCCCAAGAGAAAAAGGTGATTATATTATTACAGTTGACGTTGCACGTGGTGTAGGAAAAGACTATAGCACATTCTGTGTATTTGATATTACTAAGTTCCCTTATAAAATTGTTGCCACGTTCCGAGATAATGAAATCAAACCGATGCTCTTCCCATCAATTATTGATGAGGTTGGTAGAGCATACAACAATGCGTATGTCTTATGTGAGGTCAATGATATTGGTGACCAGGTAGCATCAATTCTTTTCTACGACTTGGAATATGAAAACCTTCTGATGGTTGCTATGCGTGGACGGGCAGGTCAGATTGTTGGATCTGGTTTCTCTGGAGTCAAGACCCAGTTAGGTGTCAAGATGAGTCAGGTTACTAAGAAGATAGGATGCTCAAACCTGAAAACTCTGGTCGAAGACGATAAACTAATTTTCTGCGATTATCAAATTATTTCAGAACTAACAACATTTATTCAAAAGAAACAATCTTTTGAAGCAGAGGAAGGTTCTAATGATGACTTGGCAATGTGTCTTGTTATCTTTGCTTGGTTAGTTGCTCAAGATTATTTCAAAGAAATGACAGATCAGGATGTCAGGAAAAGAATTTATGAGGAACAAAAAAATGCTATTGAACAAGACATGGCACCCTTTGGATTTGTTAGTAATGGATTTGATGATGAGACTGAAATCATAGATAGCACAGGTGAGGTCTGGAAGGTTGACGAATACGGAGATCGTTCATACATGTGGGATTATCATTAGAGTTGTTCATAAATACCCTTTTCCCTAAATAATCTTAGTCATCGTAGGGACAGTAAGGAGTTAGAATGGCACTTCGATTAGCATCTCCGGGGATTTCAATTAGGGAGGTTGACCTAACTCGTGGTGGCGTTGATTTTACAGTCAACGTCGTAGCGGGATTAGCGGCACCTTTTCGTAGAGGCCCGGTCAACGAAATTACACGGATCAATAACGAAAAAGAACTCATCGAAGTTTTTGGTCAACCCGGAGTGGGAACGACTGATTATCACTACGAGACTTTTCTTTCGGCATCAAATTTCCTTTCTTACGGGGGCAAATTGGATGTTGTCCGGTGTAAGGGAGGTGACCTGAATAATGCAAACGCTGCTGTTGGATATGCAGCATCAACCTCTTTGATGGTTGAGAACATTGATGATTACGAAAACAACAATGCCGATGACCTCGGTTGGTACTTCGCTGCGAAAAACCCCGGATCGTGGGCGAATGAAATCAAGGTCGCAGTCATTGACAATATTGCAGACCAAACTCTTACCCCTACTCTTGAGGTTGGTAGCTTAGCATCCAACGTAACCGTTGGTATGGGTGTTACTCAATTCCTTACAGGAAACACTATTGGCGTCGGCACAGTAACTGCTGCAACAGGTATCTTGAAAGGTATCGTTACTGGCAAGACTGCTACTACAGTGGATGTCCGAGTTGTTAGCACAGTTATTGGTGGAACTGAAACTCAAGTTTCTTACCAGCAAAACTCCCAACGTGAGTTCAAAACTGGACAAAAGTTGAACTTTGTGAATAGCAGCAGTGCTACTGTTGCCATGGGTTCAACAGTCACTGGTGTTGACTGGTACAACTCTCAGAACATTCTCACCAGCATTGAAGATGGTGGTACTGATCGGGTTACTTTGCCTTGGCGTTCAATTCTGAACCGTCCACAAACTAGTAACTACACTACTGCTCGCGAAGGTAACAACGATTCAATTCACGTTGTAGTTATTGACGCTGCCGGTAACGTAACTGGTGATCCTTCTTCTGTTCTAGAGAAGTTCCCAAATCTTTCTAAGTCGAAGGACGCTAAGGTCTCTGGCAATCTTGAGATTTACTATAAGGAGTATCTTGCAGAGAAGTCTGAGTATATCTGGGCCGGTGCTTCCTTGGTTTCTGGTAGTGACTCATACAACAACACAGAACCAGTTGCTTCTGGATTTAGTTCTGGATTTACAGCGGTTGTTGCTAATGCTGGTGCTTGGGGTCAAGACTCTAAGAACATCAAGTTCAACTCCGTTGGTAACCAGGTTTATAAATTAGAAGCAGGTCTCGATTATACGGGTATCGGTGTATTTGGAGCACCCTTGGGTGACGTTATTGCATCTTACAATAAGTTCCGCGATCCTGTTGACTCTGACATTCGATTCCTTCTTCAAGGTAGTGCTTACCGCAACAAAGAAGAAGAGCAAGCAAAAGCAAATCACTTGATCTCACTTTGCGAACTCCGTAAAGATTGCATCACGTTTATCTCACCTTGCAGATCTTCTGTTGTCAACGTTACTGATAACTCTGACAAACTGAAGAATGTTCTTGAGTTCTTTGCTCCTCTAACATCATCTTCTTACGCAATCTTTGACTGTGGATATCAGTATGTGTACGACCGGTTCAACCGGAAGTTTGTATACATGCCAACCTCCTCGGACATTGCAGGTCTTTGTGCACGGACTGACCGTGACAACTTCCCCTGGTTCTCTCCTGCTGGAGAAACTCGCGGTAACCTGAACTTCCCCATCAAACTGGCATTCAACCCAGGTCAAGATGCTCGGGATCAACTATATTCCAACCGTATCAATCCAATCATCTCTCGTCCTGGATCAGGAATTATTCTATTCGGTGACAAGACGGGTCTTTCTTTCGAGAGTGCCTTTGATCGCATCAACGTTCGTCGCCTCTTCATTACTCTGGAGAAAGCAATTGAGAATGCTGCAAGAGCACAACTCTTTGAACTCAATGATGCTGGAACTCGTACCAACTTCGTGAACATTGTCGAACCTTTCCTACGCGACGTTCAATCGAAGCGTGGTGTTACGGACTTCCTGGTTGTTTGCGATGAGACGAACAACACCCCTGATGCAATTGATCGTAATGAATTCATTGCTGACATCTTTATCAAACCCGCTCGCTCCATCAACTTCATCGGTCTGACATTCGTTGCTACTCGCACGGGCGTCTCCTTTAGTGAAGTCGTCGGTACTGTCTGATCATAGGAGATCCTAACAATGGCTTTAGACAAGAACATTTTTTCAATTCGCAATAACACAAGGTCGATTGACTCTTTCAAATCTCGTTTGATCGGTGGTGGTGCCCGTCCTAACCTCTTTGAGGTTGAGATGGACTTCCCCTCCGTGGCAGGAGATGACAGTGCTATCTTCCCAGACATCAAGGATGACAGTTATCGTATGATGATCAAGGGAGCACAAATCCCTGCATCTAACATCCAAGAAGTGGTGGTCCCTTTCCGGGGTCGTCAACTCAAGGTTGCTGGTGATCGTCGCTTTGAACCTTGGACCATCACTATTATCAACGATGGTGATTTCAAACTGCGTGAAGCGTTTGAGAAGTGGGCAAACTTCATCACCAAAGTATCTGATGGATCTGGCACCGTCAATCCTTCTGACTACTATGCTAACTGGGTTGTGAACCAACTTGGTCGTGCTTCAACTGACCTGTCAGTTTCTGGTGACTCTAATCCCGCAAAGATTGAAGTCCTCCGTCGCTATCAAATGGTGGGTTGTTGGCCTTCTTCTGTGGGTGCTATTGAACTCACTTATGATGCACAAGATGTGATTGAAGAGTTCCAGGTCACAATGCAAGTCCAGTGGTGGCAGGCATATGATGGTCAGAGCAGGCAATCGGTGGTCTGATAAATAGGTAAATAAGAACCTACTAATATTATTATGGCCAAACTTTTTGGTTTTTCACTTGATGATGCAGATAAAAAGTCTAAAGGTGTAATCAGTCCCGTCGCTCCCAGTAATGAGGACGGTTCTGATTACTACCTTTCTTCTGGTTTCTATGGTCAGTATGTAGATATTGAAGGTGTTTTCCGTACAGAGTTTGATGTTATCAAACGGTACAGGGACATGTCTTTGCACCCAGAGTGTGACACTGCTGTAGAGCATGTTGTCAATGAGGCAATTGTCTCAGATCTAAATGATTCCCCTGTGGAGATTGACCTGGACAACCTCCAGGTTGGTACATCACTAAAAACAGTTATTCGCAACGAATTCAAAGCAGTAAAGGATCTGCTTGAGTTCGATAAAAAGTCTCATGAGATTTTCCGCAACTGGTATGTTGACGGGAGACTTTATTATCATAAAGTAATTGACTTACAAAAACCTGACGAAGGTATCAAAGAAATACGTTATATTGATGCTCTCAAAATCAAATTGATGAGGGTCAAACCCCCACAGGAAAAAGGAGTTGCTCAAAATCTTCCTTCCAATGAGAAAGATGGAGAAGTTGTAACTAGAGATACTAAGATCCAAGAGTTTTACACTTACTATCCTGCCGGTGTAACCCAAAAGTATGGTTCTGTTGCAGGTAAAGGTGTCCGTATTGCAAAGGATGCCATCTGTCATGTCCACTCTGGTCTAATTGATCGTAACAAAAAAATTACCCTTTCTTATCTACACAAGGCAATCAAGGGTCTGAATCAACTGCGTATGATTGAGGACTCCCTCGTCATCTACCGTTTATCGCGTGCACCTGAGCGTCGTATTTTCTACATCGACGTTGGTAATCTACCAAAGGTCAAGGCAGAACAGTATCTGCGTGATGTGATGAGTCGTTACCGTAACAAGTTGGTGTATGACGCCAACACTGGTGAGATCAAAGACGACAAGAAGTTCATGTCCATGCTGGAAGACTTCTGGTTGCCCCGTCGTGAAGGTGGTCGTGGAACTGAAATTACTACCCTGCCTGGTGGTCAGAATCTAGGTGAACTTGGAGATATTGAATACTTCCAGAAGAAACTATATCGTTCACTAAATGTTCCTGAGTCCCGCATTGGTGGTGATACTGGTTTCAACATGGGTCGTTCTAGTGAGATCCTACGTGACGAACTAATGTTCAGTAAGTTTGTAGGTCGTCTCCGCAAACGTTTCTCTGCTCTTTTCCTTGATCTACTGAAGACTCAGTTGATCCTCAAAAACATCGTTACTCCAGAAGATTGGAATAAGATGGCAGAGCACATCCAATTCGATTATCTGTATGACAATCATTTTGCTGAGTTGAAAGAGACTGAGTTGATGAACGAGCGTCTCAATATTATGACTCAGATTGAACCATACATCGGTACTTATTACTCACGTGACTATGTGAAGCGTAAGGTCTTGCGCCAGTCTGATGAAGAGATTATCGAGATGGAGCAAGAAATGGAAGAAGAGAATGCGACTGGTGTTGGAGTTCCTCTTGAAACTCAAAATGCGATCATGCAAGGTCAAATGGAAAATGGTCAATTAGGCAAAGATTCTGTGGCAGATGACATGGATTCTAGCGCGGCAGAACCTCCTACGTTAGAGATCAAGAAAGCGAAGATATAAATAACCCTAGCGTTTCTACTATTTTATAATGGATACTAATGAATTGCTTGACATGATGGGCAGCGGTGAAAGTTCACCGTCCGAAATCAATGATGCTATCAAATCTCTTCTTTATCAAAAATCAGGAGAGAAGGTCCAGGAGGTAACTCCTGCCGTAGCAGCAGCCACTTTTGGTGATCAGTCAGATGGTGATGAACCGGTAGATACTGTTACTGACCCTGAACCAGAATCGCAAGAGGAAGAATGAGCGCATCACAACCACTACATTTGGTGGCAGACCACGGTGAACTAACTAGTGCGAATGCTACTACTGCTGCATCAGGTGCAAAGATCGTAAAGACTGGCATCTTGTATGTTGCCTGTAGTTCTGAGAAGAAGAGTGGGCACATTTCTGTGTGCAACACGATCGCTCAAGCAGGTGTTGGTTCTTTTCATGTTGAAAAGGGTCATGACTTCCTTTATCGTTACGGGCACCCTTCTAACGCTAACGTTACTAGTGCAACTAAAGCAAACCCTTGTGTACTGACACTTGATCGTCAAGACACCAAACTTCGTGTTGGTGATTATATCACTATGACGGGTTCTGCGGTTGGTGGTTATAATACCGAAATTGCTCACGTGGAAGTGACAGCAGTCTCTTCTCCTCAACGGCAGAACGGTTACGGTATGACAATTACGGTAGATGCCGATACTTCTAGTCTCGGTGATTTTACAGGAACTGCCACGGTTTCTAGGTCTGTCATTTTTAGAATGGCACCTGAAACTTCTGATGGTTCTACTATGCATCTTCACGAGGTACAACTAGGATGAAACTAATTTCTGAGGAAATTGAAGCAGTAGATATTCTTACTGAAGAAAAAGACGGTAAGAAGACTCTCTATATTCAAGGTCCGTTTCTTCAAGCGGAAGTGGTAAATCGCAATAAGCGTTGCTATCCTCTTGCCACTATGTGCAATGAGGTAAAACGTTACAACGAATCTTTTACCAACAAAGGTCGTGCACTTGGTGAATTGGGTCATCCTGATGGACCCCATATCAATCTTGACCGAGTGTCTCATAAGATTGTTTCTCTCACTCAAGAGGGTAACAACTTTGTAGGTAAGGCACAAATTTTGTCTACCCCCATGGGCAAGATTGCTGAGTCTCTCATTAGTGAAGGTGTGAAACTTGGAGTATCTTCTCGTGGTATGGGTTCTATCACCTCTCGTGATGGAGTCAACTATGTCGGCGAAGATTTCATGTTAGCAACTGCTGCTGATATTGTTGCCGATCCTTCTGCTCCCGATGCTTTTGTAGACGGGATTATGGAAGGTAAGGAATGGGTTTGGGAAGGAGGTATTCTTCGCGAGACTCAGTGCAATCAGATCAAAGAGAGCATAAATACCGCTGTAGATCAAAAAGTCTTGGAGGCACACAAGTTTCGCTTGTTTGCTAAATTCCTTTCAGATCTATAAATATCTAAATAATAACAGTATAACTAGGAACTACGGAAGCTAACCGATGGCTGCGAAAAAACATCTAAATGAAATGGAGAACCAGGTTACTAAGGGTGCCAAATCAGCAGAACCTATGCCCAAGGCCCCAAACTATGTACCCGATAACGGTGCAGTTGAGGACCTCGGCGGACCTACTCCTACAAACGCAAAACCAACCGACGACAGTAACAAACTGAAGACACCTAGTGCAACTTTTGCACAGACGGGTGATCCTCATTTCCGCAATGCCTCTGGCACGGTGCAACTGCCTGGACCTGCTGCTCTCAAGAGCACCGGTTACGGTGAAGAAGTTGAGACCGAAGAAGAAGTTGTTGCTGAAGCTCCGGTTGCCGACGAAGAAACCGTAGTTGCCGAAGAAGAAGAAACATCTAACGAGATCACGATCGACGTGACCGAAGATGTTGCTGCTCTTCTAGAAGGCGAAGAACTTTCTAAAGAGTTCCAAGAAAAGACCGCAACGATCTTTGAAGCTGCTGTACGTAGCAAGATTGATCAAGTGGCAGACACTCTGGAAACTCAGTTCCAGGAAGCATACGACCAAGAAATTGTTGCTTTCAAATCTGAGTTGACTGAGCGTGTTGATTCATACCTAGAGTTCGTTGCAAACGAGTGGATCAACGAGAATGCGCTACAAGTCGAAACTGGAATCCGAGGTGAACTTTCGGAATCCTTTATGACGGGTCTCAAGACCCTATTTGAAGAACATTATGTTGAAATCCCTGAAGATAAATATGATGTCTTGGAAGCGATGACTTCCAAGTTAGATGAAATGGAGACAAAACTCAACGAACAGATCGATAGTAATGTCGCTTTGACTAAGCGTCTGTCAGATTCTGTTTCAGACAACATCCTCGATGAAGTAAGTGAAGGTTTAGCACTGTCCCAAAAAGACAAGCTTTCTGAACTCTCTAAAGGTGTTGAGTTTGAAAGTGAAGAACACTACCGGGAAAAACTTGCCACGCTGAAGGAGTCGTACTTTGCTGCGAAACCTGTGGTTGATTCCCAAGAAGTTAGTTCCGAAGAGAGCATGGTCGAAGAACATTCTCCGGCAATGAGTGCATATCTCAACGCACTAACTAAGTTCCAATAGTATTTACCAACACCTAACCTAATAAAAGGTATACCCCAATGTTCAATTCTGGCAATCTCCAGAAGAAGTGGGCACCCCTCCTAGAGGCAGAAGGACTTGATAACATCAAGGACACTCACCGGAAGGCTGTAACCGCCCAACTTCTCGAAAACCAAGAGCGTTTTCTACGCGAAGAGCGTGCATTCCTGAGCGAAGCACCTCCTACAGTAAACACAGACCCAAGTGGTGGCGGAGCCGCAGGTTTCTCTGGCGGCGCTGCCGTTGGTGGTCCTGTCGCAGGTTTCGACCCCGTACTGATCAGTCTGATTCGTCGTGCAATGCCCAACCTGGTCGCTTATGACCTCGCTGGCGTTCAACCGATGAACGGTCCTACTGGACTGATCTTCGCAATGCGTTCACGCTACGACAATCAGTCTGGCACAGAAGCATTCTTCAACGAGCCCGATTCGGCATTCTCCGCACAGAACTCTAACGCCAGTTTGGCACAGGGTGACTACACCGGAGCAACTGATGGTGGTTCTTCTGTTGGTTTCGGTACGACCGCCCAAGGTGGTAGTAACCCATCCATCCTCAACGGTGGTGCTAACAACGCATACAGCACTGGACAAGGTTTCAACACCCAAGCTTCTGAAGCTCTGGGCGATGGTGCCTCGAACGACTTCCGTGAGATGGCGTTCAGCATCGAGAAAGTCTCGGTGACCGCCAAATCACGTGCCCTGAAGGCAGAGTACAGCCTTGAGCTTGCTCAGGACCTGAAGGCGATCCACGGTCTGGATGCTGAAGCGGAACTCGCTAACATCCTCAGCACTGAGATTCTTGCTGAGATCAACCGCGAGATCATCCGTACCATCTACAAGGCTGCTAAGCCTGGTGCCCAAACCAACACTGCCACGACTGGCGTGTTCGACCTCGACACCGACTCCAACGGACGTTGGATGGTTGAGAAGTTCAAGGGTATGATCTTCGGTCTGGAGCGTGACGCTAACGCAATCGCACAAGAAACTCGTCGCGGGAAGGGTAACATCATCCTTTGCTCCGCTGATGTTGCTTCTGCCTTGACCGCTGCTGGTCAACTGGACTACACCCCTGCCCTGTCATCCAACATGACTGTTGATGACACCGGCAACACCTTCGCTGGTGTTATGAACGGTCGCTATCGCGTCTATATTGATCCCTTCGCTGCTAACCTCAGCGCCGATCAGTACTATGTCATGGGTTACAAGGGTTCTAACCCTTATGACGCTGGTTTGTTCTACTGCCCTTACGTGCCCCTGCAAATGGTTCGCGCCGTTGGTCAGGACAGCTTCCAGCCCAAAATCGGTTTCAAGACTCGCTACGGCATGGTCTCAAACCCTTACGCCGAAGGCACCACACAGGGTCTTGGTCGTATCACCGCTGGTTCCAACACCTACTATCGTCGGGTCAAGGTCCAAAACCTCATGTGATCACGGTTCACATACTTCACAAAGGGTCCTTCGGGACCCTTTTTTTTATGGGTAAGTAATTATAATTTTGTTGTCTAGGTATTCAACTTCAGCATTCAGTAAACCACCTGCTCTTCTGATAAGAGCGAGTCCAGCAATCTTATCTGCCTCAGGACCTGCCTCAGGTTGCTCTCTATGCTTCTTCCACATCTCAGCAACCATATCGACAGTATGCCTCACTGGCTGGGGTATAGGGGTGGCACTCTGCCATTTATCAATCGCTTCCTGGGTAGGAATAGTAATTGTAAAGGCAAGTCCTTCTTCTCGAAACTCATCTTCCATCTTTTGATAAGTTTCTGGTGTTATCTTTACTTTATTCACTCTTCTCTCTCGTCAAGTGCTTCATGAATAATTTGTTTCAACTCAATACGTTCTTCTTCAGTGAAGATTGTACGAATTTTCACTGGCATAGGAGCATAACTACTTGGTTTCTTTGATTTACCAGGAAGACTCATTCCCTGTGTGTCAATTTTATCCATTGTTCTTT